GGGTAAGCCGTCGACGGTGCTGCCTGGGCAGACGACATACGTCGACCCTCTGCAGGGCGCGCAGGGCTTTGCCCCGGCGTACCAAGTCCAGCCGCGCATCAATGAGCTTATGATGGACATCCAGGAGGTTCAGAACCGCGTGCAGCGCGGCTTCTACGCCGACCTATTCGCTATGATGATCAACTCGGATCGCCGTCAGATGACGGCTACCGAGGTGGTTGAACGCCACTCAGAGAAACTAGTGCTGCTCGGGCCTGTGCTCCAACGGATCAATGTCGAACTGTTGGACCCCCTGTTGGACGACGTGTTTGAGTACGCCCTGGAGGGTGGTCTCCTCCCCCCTATACCGGACGCTCTCGAAGGCGAAGACCTGGAAGTGGAGTACGTTTCCCTGCTTGCACAGGCCCAGCAGGCTGTCGCCGCGTCCAGCCTTGAGCGCGTGCTCGGGTTCGCGGGCAATATGTCCGCCATGTTCCCGGAGATCGTGGACGGCGTCGACGCCGACGAGGCCCTCCGGCAGTATTCCGACATCCTCGGGACCAGCCCGGACGTCATCATCTCAAGCGCTGCTGTCGCTACCAAGCGTAAGGCTAAGGCTGAGGCTGAGCAGGCGGTCCACCAGCGCGAAGAGGCCGGCAAGCTGGCACAGAGCGCCAAGGTACTGAGCGAGACGGATACCCAGAACCCCAACGCGCTGACCAACCTGCTAGGCGGCCTTGGCGGGCAGGGGCCGGGGGCTTCCGTATGACGTATGACGCCAGCGACCCGGAACAAGTGGCCAAGGCTCAGCGCGTGGACGATGACCTGCAGAAGGATATCGAGTTCATTGTTTCTGCACCCCGCGGGCGGCGGTGGCTCTACGCATTGATATATGGGCACAGCCACGCCAACTCTCCCAGCTTTGTGCCGGGGAGCTTCGACTCCACTGCGTTTAACGAGGGCGCCCGGTCTGTGGGATTGCGGCTGCACGAGCAGCTCAGAGACCTCAACTCGACGGCGTATATGAAGATGCTTGAGGAGAACCATTTCGATGGTTGACCCAACGCACACATACCCGCCCCAGCCGGGGTTTAGACTAGCCAATGGAGGAGAACATGGCAGACGAAGAAGTAGCTGAGGAGGTAGTGGCCGAGGAGGTCACTGCCGACGAGACAACAGACGAGACAATCGCCGAGCAGCCTGAAGAAGGCGCCAGCGAAGAGAAATCCAAGACCCTGCTGTCGGGTGACGAGGGCGAAGGAGCCGACGGTGACGCCGTACCTGAAAAGTACGAGTTCAAGTCACCGGAAGGTGCTGAGATCGATCCCAGTAAGATCGAGGTCTTTGGCGAGACTGCCAAGGAGCTGGGCCTTACTCAGAATCAATTTCAGCAGCTTGTAGAGTACGACATCAAGCGCAGTGCCTCGGCAATGCAGGAGATGTCAGCGCAGTTTAGTGAGCGGATCAGTCACTGGGCTGACGAAACAAAAGCTGACAAGGAGCTTGGCGGGGAGTCCCTCGACGAGAACCTTGGGCTGGCGAAGCGGGCGATCGATACTTTCGGTAGTCCACAACTGGCCAAACTGATCGACGCCCCCTCAGACACTAACCCGGAAGGGCTTGGTCTGGGGAGCCACCCGGAGGTTATCCGCCTCTTCTATCGTGTTGGGCGCGCAATTTCTGAGAGCGACCTCGTCACCGGAGACACCAAAATCGAAGGCCGAGATAGCTTGGAGAGGATGTACCCAACTATGTTCGCAGCCAATTAAGGAGTTATAACCATGGCTACTCTCAGCGTGACTAACCCGACGCTCGCTGACCTCGCGAAGGTCACCGATCCCGACGGGTCGATTGCTGATGTTGTTGAAATTCTCAACGCCACCAACGAAATCCTCCTGGACATGACGTTCCTTGAGGGCAACCTCACTACGGGCCACCGGACTTCGATCCGCTCTGGTCTGCCTACGCCGACGTGGCGGAAACTCTACGGCGGCGTCCAGCCGACGAAGAGCCGTGCGGTCCAGGTCACCGATAACACTGGTATGATGGAGGATTATTCCGAAGTCGATAAGGCCCTTGTTGACATGGCCGGAAACCCTGCCTCGTTCCGTCTGCAGGAAGATCGTCCGCACATCGAAGGCATGAACCAGGAGTTTGCGTCGACGCTGTTCTATGGCGATGAAAGCACTGCCCCGGAAGAGTTCACCGGCCTCTCGGCCCGGTACAACTCGCTCTCTGCTGAAAATGGTGACAACATCATTGCCGGCGGTGGGTCGGGTTCGGACAACGCCTCGATCTGGTTGATCTGTTGGGGCCCCAATACCTGCCACGGTATTATCCCCAAAGGCTCTATGGCGGGTGTTCAGCAGCGCGATCTGGGTGAAGTCACCCTTGAGAACGCTGACGGCGCTAATGGCCGGATGCAGGCGTATCGCACCCACTATCGCTGGGATGTGGGCCTGTCGGTTCGCGATTGGCGTTACGCTGTTCGTATTGCCAACATTGACCGCTCTGCTCTGACGTACAACGCGGCGAGCGGGGCCATCATCAACGACCTGATGCACCAGGCGTGGACCGAGCTGCCTAACACTTCGGCTGGTCGATGCGCTTGGTACATGGACAAATCCATCCTGTCCATGCTTCGCCGGCAGACCTCATCCGCTGTCAGCTCATCGACCCTTAGTGTCGACTTGGTTGGTGGTACGATGCAGACCTCGTGGGGTGGTATCCCGATCCGTCGCTGCGATGCCCTTCGTGGCAACGAAGCGACTGTTTCTTAACCGCTCCATAAAGAAAGGACTTACGCCATGATTATGGACGAACGGCTTGAATTTGCGGACGCCACCGCTCTCGACACCTCGGGCACTAACAGCGACCTCATCGGCGACGTTATTGACCTTGGTTCTGTGACCTCTGATGTAGGCAACGGACAACCCATCTACCTCGTGCTTCGGGTCAACGCTGCTGTGACGTCGGGCGGATCTGCCACTGTTGTGTTCACCCTTGCGTCAGACGCCCAGGCTGCCATCGCGGTCGACGGCACGCAAACTACGCACTTCTCGACGGCGGCTATCGCCCTGTCTGGTCTGACTGCTAATTCTCAGCAGATTATGATCGCGCTTCCAATCGCTACCTACGAGCGTTACCTCGGTATCGTCACTACGACGGCCACTGCTGCGCTCACCGGCGGAACGATCGATGCGTATCTGACATACGATCCCAAGGGCTGGGTCGCGTATCCAGACGCAACTAACTAAGCAAGCTGATTTGGTGGGGGCTTGTAGGCCCCCACCATTTTTCTAAGGAGACACATATGCCTAGAGTTATCTTCCGCGCAGAGTTCTTCGACAACAACCGCCGGTACCGCACTGGTGTCGAGTACGACATCCCGGACGACGTCGTCCTCCCCACTCGTGACATTATTATTCTTGAGGAAGAAGAAGTGGCGCCGAAGCGCCGCAAGGCTGTACCATAACCGGCACCTGGGAGTAATATCCGATGGCGAGCAAGGTCCAAATAGCCAAGATGGCGCTGCAGCACGTTGGCGATCGCTACGACATCAGCGATATCACGGAGGCGACGCCAGAGGCAGAGCAAGTGAATTTGCTCTACGACGATACGCGGGACGCCCTGCTGCGCCAGCACCCGTGGGTGTTCGCCACAAAGTACACGTCTCCCGCGGCTCTGAGCGGCACGGCTCCGGGCAATTGGTCGTATATGTACACCTACCCCACGGACTGTATCAACATGCTCGGCATCGTTAATTCCCTCGGGGACGACCAGCCGAAGATCCGCTTCGAGGTAGCCCGGAACGCTAG